GCGATCATGCCGTCGCTGGACAGACAGCCGATGAAAGCGGCGAGATATCTGAGCTGGCTCGAGGGCGCTGAAGAGGGCGCCGGGGCTGAGACAATGAAGCGGTATATGGTAAGACAACAGGAAGATAAATACCACAAGAGTTTGATTGAAGGTTTGAGTGGATTGAGATAAAATAGAACAACAAAAAACCCGCCCTGTGATAAGCAGAGCGGGTTTTCTTTTCTTTAGATTACTGAGACTTCTTTACTATCCCACCGCCACAGGCTGCATAGCCCGCGAGATCGAGCCAGTTGTCGATATTGTCTACGTTAGACATGAGGCGGCTGATTTTGAACAGGCACATCATGATGGCGACGTCTTTGTTGCTGAGGTCGTCTGTGTTGTCGGTGCCCTTGGAGTTTCTCAGATAAACATTCCACAACTCAGCGATCACACGGAAGTTATCCTCGGCGTCGCCGTGTGTGACGTTGCGATCTTTGCACACGAGCTTCTTGACTTCGTCGAGGAATTGAGCTCGAAGCTGGGCATTAGTTGATAATGGCGTTGCTATGTTTGACTGCATAGTATTCGATGTTGTTGTCTCTGATACGTTGTACGCGATCCATGGTGATGAGGTCGTCGAGGACTCTGTTGAGTTCATCTGGAGTTTTTAGTGATTGATAAAAACGAACGAAGAGAGATTTCTTTGTAGTTTTGACAGATGTCTTAATAAAGCGGAAGATATCTTCCGTGAGCTTTGCGCTTTCATTACGGCCCATTCCGACGAAGGGAATGTGCATGTCTTTTTCAAGCCGTGCAAGGTGCGCTGTGGCAGCCTCGGCGTCTTCGCGGGTGATAATCATGTCCATCGTGCGAGCGAAGTGTACGGCAAAGAGGATCTTCTGATGATGAAGATTCTTGCGGCCATAGTATTCATCCAGCATCGGATGTTTGTTCGTTTGGATCAGCCGGGGGTTTTGTTCGAAGTGATAAGTGATATACTCGCGAGCCTCGTCATTCAACACGACAGGTCCGTAGAGAGTTGTAAGCTGCCTAATGTAAGACTGAAGCCGAGCTTTAGCGGCTTTCTGTTCTTCGCTAAGCGGCGGGATGGAATACAAATGGAAACGTTTCTCCACCCCGTAGACGATAATCGTTCGAGCCATAAAACCGTCCGAGAGAATATCTTGATTCTGTAGGCTTTGGAACTTCCCGAGCGTAGTATTCCCGAGTAGACTGATACACATATTTGTGCAAAAATCGGTATCACTATGTTTAAGCTTTCGCACGTACTTTCTTCCACCGTTATAAGCTTCGAGAAGAAAGTCGGAGAGTTGTTCTGCATTTTTCTTGAAGATAGAGGTTAGTTCGTCGAGGATGAAAACGAGAGAGCTGTGATGATAGGCTTTTCTGCGGCCTTGTGCGTCAAGATAACGATGCAAAGCGCGATATAAATCAAAGGCTGTCGGGCGCCTTTGCGATTTGTTTCTGCTTCCTCGCCGAGAAGTTCGGCGGCGAGATCATCCTCAGGCGACTTTACGTCGGCGGGAAGTTCAAGCAGTTCTTTCATCGGACTCGTGATGAGGGATTTGCCTGCCGAGGCGGGGCCGATGAATGCGATGTATTGATTAGGAAATACTGCGTGAAAATCTAAGTCTCCGAACCAGACGCGCCTTTGAAGGGCGGCGCCGATCATGAAATAGAAAGCAGCGTCAACAAACGGTTGCGGACTTTGTACGTCTTTCGTGTACAAACACCAGTCTTCATATAGGCTCATGCAAGTAAGCGAGTCTTACAGAGTTTTTGCGGATTTGTAGTGTGGTTACAACTGGAAAGCCTTCGAGCTTTTCGAGGTCTGGATTGAACTCGTCGGGCAGGTGGCTTTCGTGTACGATAACGACCGTGGGCGGCGGCGCCGTGGGCGGCCACTCTTTTATCTTGTCACGAATTGCGTTCGTGATTTGTGTGAGGCGGTCGTTGGTTTGTCTCATGGGCGTGGGGCTGAGTAAGCGGAGGAAGCTTTTCTCGGGCCGGATTTTAGGCGAGATCTTTCATGCCGTTGGGATTATCTTTTGAGAACTTACCCCAATTCTTCCCGGCTTGGGCCTCAGATTTCATCGTGAAGTTGACGCCATCGCGACCCGTGAGTGTTATGGCGAGGCAGTCTTGCATTGTCTTAGCCGTTTCGCTAACAAGTCTATCTGGAACCAACGCCAGAAAAGAGTCATGTTTATTATTAATTGCCGGTAGTGTCTTCGCTGGCCGTATGGAGTTGTAGCGGTTAAGTGCGATGTGCGTGATACACCCCACGGTGGACTGTGGAATCCACGAGATGCCTTCCCGGATGTAAGAATCAGTGATAGTTCTTTCGAACCGACGTGGATATCCAAATAGATTTCGGAGCTGACGGTTAGTTCTAATTTGAAATTCAATTTCATCTTGCCATTCTATGATTTCGGGGAACAGTGAAGCGAAGAATCCGAGGAATGTCTTGCATTCTTGAAGAGATAGGGTCAACGTGCCGTGACTCTGCTTCAGCGCCTGAAGCTGAAAGGTCCGCTCGCGCATTCTATAGGAAGAAGCGTGGCAGACCATCTTGCCGATCTTGTATTCTTTATCGCTGGATTTGATCGCTTTGTCGAGAGCTTTCCAATCGGGATCTTTCTTGAGCTCGCTGGGGCTGAGGCTTGATGCGCCACGACAAGAGCCTCGGCGCCGCTCTGGTCGCACTGTACGAAGGTCATGCCCTGTGGCGCGACGTAAATATCAAGCGCTTCTTTGTCGGGGTTCTGTAGATTCGCTCCGTAGGTGCCGAGGAATTGTCCAGAGGCGAGGCGGAAAGAACCGGTGCCGGCGACCTTGAGAGAGGTGAGACAGTGGATGTGTGGAGTAGGCATGTTAAACATCTTCTCTCCACCCCACAAACGACGCATTGAACGGGAGGCCGTCGTCGGTGAGATTGAGATATTTGATCGTGGCTTTGCGGCGGAAGTCGAAGTCTTCGCGGATAAACTCCTCACGCTCTTCATCCGTAAAGCCCGTGCCGACTTCGAACGCTACGCCTTTTGGCGTGACGAATTTCAGGGCGCCCAGCTTTCCGGCGCACTTGCCTTCTGTTGAGACGACGCGTCCGACGCAGGAAAACTCTGCGTCGAGAAAAGCCTTGCGCTTTTGCAGGTTCATCGTCGCGCGTTCCTTTGCGCCCTGCGGCATATAGGAGCCGAAGACGCTTTTGATCATTTGGCCTTCGTATCCTTTGTTAATGTATGTTTCATATGCTCGATCAAGTTCGATGCGGGTCTTGCAGATTTCCCAATGGACAAGATCAATCCCGGCGGTCTGTCTGCGGTTGTCATTGAGAATCTTCTCAAGGAGAAGCATTCTTGTCAAAGCGTTGAACTTAGGCTCGACGAGATCAAAAGCGAAGAATGTGATCCATGGCGCATCCGGGCCGGGCTCAATTCGATTCACACCGACGGCGCTATTGATCTTCTGCAAGCTCATGCCGTGACAATATAACTCGCCGTCGATGATATAGTCGATGTCGTTCGGGGGCATGATGATATGCTTAAGGACGGCATAATTCCACGGCTTACCATCGCGTGAGTAAAATCCCCGGCCGGGGATAAACATACACCTCAAGCCGTTGAGCTTTGGCATCGAGATAGAGTGACCGAACTTTGCTGGATTATGCACGGCGGCGCGCATAAAGGAGGCTGCGATTGTTGAGTCTTTCATTTTGTTATAAATTAATATTCCCAAATCCACTGCTGAAATCCTAACATACCTTTCAACTTTACCATACGACGCATCTCAAAGATTACATCAATGGCGACGTTCTTCGGATGCTTGAGTTTGATTTTATACAAGGCATCCCCGGCGACAGAGGGCGCGCCTTTGTCTGTGGTCTTCTCGGGCTTATATCGCATCTGGGTGTGCAGATACTTCACGACTTGATCCGGACTGCCGGGATTGAGGTCGAAGCCCACGAGGATTTTGAGCACCCGCGCGAGCTGCTTATAGCGCTCCTCGCAGCGCCTTACGATATAGCCCCGCTTGACGGGGTCGAAGTGCATCCCGTGCAGGGACATAAAGGCGTAATCTGGGAGCGATCGAGAAGCTTGATCGACCGAATCTTGAAGTCCGCTGTCGTGCTTAATGAGCTCAATTTGACCATAGTAAATCTCTCGGAGGACAATAACGTCTTTAACGTTGTAAGCGCGGAGCTGCTCAAATTGTGCTCGATTTCTAGGATCAAAGTTTCCTGCTTCATCTTTGTGAAACGGGCGGTTGGAGAATAGTGTGGCCTGATGCGCGAGAGACTTCTCGGCCTCCGGAAAGATGCGATGCCCGGCGACCATTGTATCGTAGATATCAGAGCCGAACGGAATCTTGTAGAAGGCGGCGAGAAAGCAGAGATCAAAGAGCGCGTTGTGTATGACGACCCGGCGGCGCTTCATCTCCCGAATGAGACGCGCAAAGAATACAACACCCACGTTAAGATTACCACCCCAATCATACACAGGTATAGAGTAGACCGGCGAGTTACCACAGGCAATTGCCAAGCAGGTGAGTGTGTTGGTTTTAGGGTGCGTCTCGATGTCGAGGAAGATGGGGCCGTCGTAGTCGAAGACTCGACAGGCTTCTTCGCTGCGGGTGGCATTGATATAGGGCTGTTCAGATTGAACTTTTTCTGCGGAGTCATATGTTAGTAGTTTCTTGATGTCTTGTGAGAACCAAAAGCTGTAGTTAGATCGCTTCGTCGGCGAGGTGCTTTTGCCGTCATCCTTATCTAGGATGTCTTCGCCGTCGCCTTCGCCTTCGAGAGCGTCTTCCATAGCCCACGCGTCGACACAGTCTTGGGGCCAGTAGGTAACGATGTATTGGGTTTTGTTTGTTGAAGTATAGACGACGCCGCGAAAAGCGTCGAGGCTTTTGCCTTTGGCGGCAGGAAGATATTCTAGGGCTTTGGCGCCGGCAAAGATGATCTTCTTGATTCCGCTTGGTTTGTTTGCGCCTTTGAAGAAATCGTCGGCGAAGGTGACGAAGACATCATTTGGATTATCCAAGTCAATGGCGTGAGCAGCCAGAACAGTACGAACGAAATCACCAGCAGGGCCAAGAAGTATTCCGTTATTCTCTTTATCAAAGCGCGAGGGTCCATGTAGAACGAGGGCTATCATTGTGGTGGTTATTTACAGAGAAAAGAAAAGGCAGACTATTTCCGGTCTGCCAGCGGGTCGAGTTGGGATATGCTTAGTGAGGAAAGAAAACCTCTTAGAAAGTCTCGCTATCTTTCTAAGAGGCGCGTGTTTCTGTCAGGCAACCACTCCTTTCAGAAACTTAGAAGTTGTCGGCCAGAGGAGCCGCAGCGCCCTTGACTTGAGAGAAGTCAAACTGGGTGTTGTAGCGCTTGATGATAGCCTCGCCGTTCTCGTCGCGCTTGGCGAACTTGAGATCGCGAGCGTTGGCTGGATCGTCGGTGACATACTCCGGCTGCGACTGCACGAGCATGTTGAAGGCCTGACCTTGCAGGGTCTTGAGCGCCTCGGACACGTCCACGTCGGAGTAGTCGTCGGGCAGACCGTCATACAGACCAATGGTCTGCAGCGGCGTGGCGAGAAGCTCGAGCGCGCTATCGACGCCGTTCTTGTTCTCGAGCATGATATACATGTTGCCCTTCGCACCGAGGGTCTTATAGGTGGTGCCGGCGGCGGTGGCAGTCTCGGGCGCCACGATCTCGCACTCACAGACAACCATCTTGAATCCCTTGCTGCTCTGGCGAATCTCGGTCTTGTGGACGAGAACCTTATAGACGTTGGCGGGGATGAATCCGAGCTTGACTTCAGTACCTTTTTTCATTTTGTTTTGTTATTTTGTTTTTTGTTTTTCTCCGACAATCGGAGGAAGCTTTTGTTGGGCCAATTATTCTGCGGTTATGTTGAACGTCGGCGCTTTGCGGCGCAGTTGTTCGATTCTTTCGAGAGATTTCTGATAGTATTCTTTATCGCGTTCAGAGCCTAAGTATCGGCGGCCACAGCGCTCGGCCGCGATTGCGGTTGATCCAGAGCCCATAAAGATATCGAGCACAATATCGTTGGGGTTTGTATATGCGCGGATTATCCGCTCGAGAACTTCGAGGTTTTTTGTGGTCGGATGCCAGCCGCAAAAATCTTTCGAGGTTGTGTGGTTGTTCTTTTCCCAGACACACGTAGGAATGGTTCCTTGCGTGAAGTCTTCGCCGGTGCGCATGTTGACTTTCATCTTGCGCTCCACGCGAATGTCGTCGTCGTTGAATAGGAATACGTCGCCTTTGCTGTAGCACCAAGCGTATTCGTGTTTGCGCGCAAAGTTATTCTTTATGCGGCCGCCCCAGTTATAGGACCAGATAAGTTCGTTCTGTGATTGGATCTCGGGAAAGGATGAGAGATCGAGTTTATACTTTAGAAACGTGTCAGTCTTGAGCGTTCCCCATACGACAAACATCCGGCGGGGCTTGAGAACTCTGACACATTCGCGCGACCAACTATGACACCACTTGAGATAAGCTTCTTCTGTGGCCCATTGAGAATCCCAGCCTTTGCCGCCATCGAATCCGATGGCGTAAGGTGGATCTGTCAGAACAAGATCGACGCTGTTGTCGGGCAGCGTCTTGATATATTCCAAACAATCACTGTTCGTAATTGAGGAAGTCATTTTCTTATGGCTTAGCTAGCTCGGCGGCGACTTTATTCAGCGCCTTGACTACGCAATTCTCCATCGGATTCGGAAGACCCCAGAAGATTGGGGTCTTTGCCGTGGTGACGCCGTCGGTCTGGGTGGCGAAGTAGTAGTTGATCGTGTCGCTGCCTTTATCTTTCTTCGCATACACGGACCACACAGCGAGGCACTCTGACTCGATGCCTTTGTTTGCCCACTCTTTACCTTGGACATACAAGCGGCGCCGCGTGGTCATGCTGCCGTCGAGGCCCTGAATGGGGACAATTTCTTCGAGCCCCGTAATGATGACGGTTTTGTCGAGAGCTTTGAGATTCGTGCAGAGAGTCTGGATTCCGTCGTTGTAGTTCTTCCAGATATCGAAGCCCTTGTAGATCTGCTCGTACTTGACCTGCATTTGGTCAATGGCGGCGGTGATAGAATCAATCACGACAAGATCCTTTGTGGGATCTTTCTTGATGTTGTTGAGCGCGACTGTCAGCTTATCATAACTGTCAATGGGGACGACGAGCTTGTCGTCGCGCACACGAAACGGCATACCTTTTCGCTCGGTGTCGAAGATCACGGTGCGCGCGGGATCTACGTTGCGGAAGGATGTAGACTTGCCGGAGCCACTCGGGCCAACGAGAGCAATGAGGGTTTTGGGCCACTGTGGTTTTGTTGGGGATGTTTGTTGTGTTTCCATTTTATTTTTTGTTTAGCCTTGGTCTATAACTCACCAAGAAAGGGGTTCGTACTTCACGATGTCACACTCAGAGAGAAAGAGCTCGAGCTGTGTGGAATTGTCGGCGAAGCAAAGGCGCTTGAATGGGCAAGAGGGGCAAGAGTTAGTGAGCTTGCCGCTGGGCGGCGGAAGCTTGTTGTGTGTGAGGGCGTTGTTGATTAGCTGTGAGAAAAGCTCTACGCGATCATCAAGCTCTTTTCCAAACTCATCGAGTTGTTCGCCGGAGAAACTCCAGTCGGGACCGAGGCGCCACGCGGGCGAAGGAAGGGAGATCTGTACGATCAGAGTACGGATCACCATCCGTCGATACCACGCAGAGTTGCCGTAGTTGATATCGTCTTTAAAGATTTCATACGCAAAACGCTGGAAGATATAATAATAGAATGAGAACTGTGTGTCGCCTTCGTAGCCCGCGACGGCGTCTTTGAAGGTATACTTTCGCGTGGTCTTGTAGTCTGTGATCTGAATGATTCCTTGCGGCGTAACGGAGAGAAGATCGACGGTGCCCACGTAGGCGAATGCAGGATGCTTGACGATTGGGAAGTTGAAGTGAAACTCTGCGCCTCGGTTGTCTCCGAATTTCAAAGGCACAGGAAGTTGCTGCAAGGGCGCGGCCGTCAGAGCTTTGCGGATCTGATCTTGATCCTTGGTTGGAAGATTCTTTTCCTTCGCGTCTTTGAACGCGTCGAGACAAGCCTCTTGCCACTTATCGCCGCTGCGATCAAAGGCAATGTTCTCTGCGAACTTATGAATGATCTTGCCGACGGTCAGAGCAGTGATGTCTTCTTTGGGTTTGAGGCCGAGGAAGACTGTAAGAAACCAGCGCCGTGGACAAGCTGAGATTTTCAGGCCGCTTGCGTTGATTGGGATGGTGGCAGGAATGCCTTCTTGAGGGAGGTCTTTGTAGGTTATTTGCATAAAAGAAAAGCTACGCGGTGTTCAGTCCACGAGGAGAACCATAACCCCGTCGTCGTGCCTCATCGACACGCTCTATGCCCGCGTAGCTAAAAGTTATTTTTTGAGTTTGAAGTTGTTGACTTGATTGAGGATTGCTTGTACGTCTATGCCTTTTAGTAAGGGATCATTTACGAGGGACGCAACATCGGTGCCGGTTGGTCGCGTATGTGGGAAGTGTTTGAGCAGGAACTTTTCGAGTTCTTTATCTGTCATCTCTTCAACGGGTTTTGGAAGGCCGAGAAGAAGATCGAGTTCGTTGAGGTTGGTGTTGGGGTTACTCATGGTATTGTGATTGAGCAGAGCTTTCGTGGGAAACCAACAAGTGCTGCTCGTGCATCACGCTCTGCTTGTTCTGGGCTGGTGGCTAATGCAAGACTCTGCCATTCACCACAGCCATCACGTTGTGGTTTATACACGTAGAAGTAATATGTCTTAGGTTCTTTTGGTGGATCTGGAAGAACTTCACCTAGAATAATTTTCATAGCATCACACAGCAAAGTTTCTTTCGGTAAATAGGATTTTTGACATAGCTCAAAGAGTCCTTCGCTTCTTGTGGCGAGCGGCCAAACGTGGTGTTGAACCACATTCCGCCTTCGGAGAATTGATAGGCATAGAAGAAATATTCATGGCGTGGACTGTCGAATGTCTCGGCGCTTGTGATTGGTTCTGTTGTTGTTGAAGGATTGTTTTCCATAGGGTTACTGATTATTTCTGAGGCTGTGATAAATGTTGGTGAATCGCTGAGCGCGGTCTTGCAGACGAGCTGGGAGTTTACTGAATGTGTATTCGTGTTTAGCATAGCCTGCAAGTCCGAGATTCCATACGGCGTAGATGTCTTTTGGATCGGGGTTGTTTGTTCGTCGGGCGAGACAGAGCTTGAGCTCGAGCCAGCATAGATGCGCTTTAGCGCAGCGCCGCGCTTCGGAAGGAATATGTCTTTGATCTTTCTCATTAGGGAAGTGTTGCTTCCAGACGCTGCGTTTGAGTTGGTATCGTGAGAGTTCACCGTGGCGGCCTTTCGCTTTGTCGTTGTCGTTGGATTCGATCTGACTGAGAGCTTTGAGCTTGATGTCAAAGTCTTGATGAAGCGCGATCAGAGTTGTCTCTGTCACGAGGATTGTTAGTGAGAGCATGAGCGGTTTCATGAGGGCCAGAAGTATGGTAGGTTGTCGGGGACATTTGGGAAGTGTGGTTTGTAATAGTCGCTCTTTTTTCTTACAAGATTACTCTGATGAGTCTTATGTAAATAAGAGCCGAGCCACTTGGGCGTTGTGATGTTTGGATAGGTGAGGATCTCTTTTTCAAAGTGCGGCAAGAGGTTATCTTCATAGCCACGGCGCCGCGCCTCTTGACAGATTTTTATACTATACAGACAGAGCCATGCGGCGTAGGGTTTTATCATGCGGACGGCGGGATGACTTTGCCAGCCGGTTGACTTACCTTGTAGGGTGTTGAGGATTTGATAAGACTCGACGCGCTGTTTCATTAGGCGCTGCGTGTCGAGCACGCGGGCGGTCTGTTCAATGTCAGGATATGGGAGGAAGATTTGCACTGTAGGATTCTCCTTTACTCTAAGCCTTTCAACATCTCCTCACTCATCTTCATCACGATCAACACGTTAGCGCTGGCCTCGACGATGATCGTGTTGTCTTGTAGGGCGAGCTGCCGTGCATACTTCTCCGCCGTGGGCGTGTAGTTTTCCCAGCTTGCCTGAGATCCAATCTCTCCGTTGTTGATGAACTCGAGGATCTCTTGTCGGAATAGCGCCTCGTTGAAGGGCTGAAGTTCTCCGTCCTCGCTGGGGATTTCTCCGACGATGGGCGTCATGGCATCGAGGATATTCTCGACGGGCTCGACGACCTCTACGATGAGGTTGACTTTGCGCACGGAGATCTGGACTTTCTCCGCGAGTTCTCTGAGAGTAGCTAAGTCCTCTGCGGAGAGGTATTCCTTCACGATGTCATAGCCTTTATCTACAATGAAGGCTTTGCCTTGGGTGAGACGCGCGCGCAGGGTCTGAGTCTGCTGGCGTAGAGTAAGGCTGTTGATTGAGGCTTTCTTCGTCGGGATCTTGCTTAGCTTCAATACCATCTGCGCGAACTGCAAGGCATGCTTGAGGTCGTAGTAAGGCCAGCCTTGGCGCCGCTCGGATTTGTTGAGGAGATTCTCAGCCTGCTTGAGAAGTTCGGCTGGGTTGTGTTGTTGTGGTGGGGTTTGGTTGAATATGTTCATTGTTTTGTTTCTTTGGTTAGAGCTTCATCAGCCATAGCTGTACAGTCCTTGTTGCCGTAGAGTCGGAGGATTTGCACCTCTCGTTCTAGTTGTTTGATCCGATCTTGTAGCTTCTCAATTTCTGCCTCTTGTTGTTGGTTAATGTAATCTTCCCAAGCTGCTGCGGCTGCGTCGTTGGCACTCACGGCTTGGCCTCCTTGTCCCATGCTTCAACGGCAGCTTCTGCTCGCTCAATCCAACGAGGGTCTTCACTTGATGTCCAACCAAGCTGGCTCGCGCACTGGCGAAGCTCTTTGCCCGCCTCCTCCAGCCGCTTGATGCGTTCGTTGGCGGCGTTTAGTTGTCGTTCCAGTTCTTCGATCTTTTCCTCCTGCTGTTGGGAAACATAATCGTTCCACGCTGCTGCGGCTTTGTCGTCTGCGCTCATGATTTCACCTCCCTCGCTTTGAGCATAACGTCGGCGGTGCGATAACAGGTAACAGCAACCTCATCACCGCTCCAAAGTTGATTCGGTTCAATAGAGGATAACAGTCCCTGCAACGCCGCCGCTGCGAAGTAGTCGCGCAGGGTCATGCCTTCAGGATTCTTCTTTCCGTCCTGACTGATGTAAGTCATCCCCGGAAACGCCGGTCCTCCGTTGATTTGGTTGTTCATTCTTTGGTTGTTACGGTTGTCGTTTCAATCGGATACGCCTTGTCCAGTTGCATGGACTTGTGGCAGTTGCTGCACCTGTGTGGAAAGCCTGGTGGGATTACCTGAATGCAGGGACTGAACCCTGACAGGCTTGGTGTTGAAAATGCGTCAGGCGCGTGCGTCATGTTTCCAACTCGGCAAAACGGACATTTGTAGTAGGTGATTTGGGTGGTGGTCATTTCGATTCCTCCCATTTTCCAATAGTACGGAGGAAAGCCTCTGCGCGTTGGGATGCAGTTGCATGCCACGCCCAAGAGCTAGCCATGCGCGTTATCAGCCTTTCGTATTTGCAAGCAACCCAATAATTTGTGCCAAATAGGGATGCTTCCGCCTCACGCATAGCGTTGAGGTCGTTGAGATAGTCGGGAATGTGTCTAAGCCGGTCGGATTGATTCATGTATTCATGGGGCCATCCGGAATGCCACTTTCCAACCGCCTCCGCGATAGCGATTCGTTGTTGTTCCGGGTTCATATCTTATTCCTCGTTTTGATTTTTATATTCCGGCAATTCAATCTCACCAAGTTCACGTTTGAGTAGTAAGTTTCTGTAGTAAGTTTCTCAGCGCCCGGACATTACCAAAAGAGAATGTCTCGTCGCCGAAGTGTTCGCGCTCGCCGAGCGGCGTCCAGTTTTCTTCTTCGATTATCGCCGATGCCACACAGCGGATCTCTTGCACGCCTCTGGCGGAAAGCGAGAGAGTCTTCAAGCCCAGCTCGTTGATACGGAAGTAAAGGTCCTCGCGGAATGTTCCTTCGCGCACCATCTTCAACAAGTCACGGTTTGTGGCGAAGACGAAGCGACATTGAATAGGCACAGGATCGACGGCGCCCACGGGCAAGACTGTCTTATCCTGCAACACCCTCAGTAACTTTGCTTGATGAGACAAAGGCAACTCGCCGATCTCGTCGAGGAAAGCAGTACCCTTGCCGACTGCCCGGAGAAAGCCCACGTCGCCGCGAGACTTTGCGCCGGTGAAGGCGCCGGGCATATAGCCAAAGAGCTCGCTTTGGAAGAGCGTATCTGTTAGGCCGGCCATGTTCATAGCCTTGAGAGGCTTGCGTTTGTGGGCGAGGATCTTCGCGAGTAACTCTTTGCCTGTGCCAGACGGCCCTTCGATCAGGACGTTGTAGCGCTGAAGACTTTCTTCTGCATAGGCGATGGCAGAGTTGAGCATCTTCTTTGTCGTCGGATCTTGTGTGGCATAGGACGCGGCGACAGAGTGGATTGAGTTTTCTTTGAGTGCGTCGCCTGTGATCTTGAGCACGTCCTTGCGGATGTTATCGAGAACAGTATCGGCGGCGGCGGTGTTGAATACGTTTGCGTGGATGTTCATTTTTATTTAGTGCTTACAATCTTTCCAAACGAATACGGCTGTGCCATCGGGACCAGTGACCCATTGGGCGTGGCCTGACAGAGCGGCTTCTCGCTGCATGATTTCATATGCTTGTTGTCTGGTATAGCGTTCATCGCTAGCTTCTCGCGCGAGGTTTATTAGGGCGGCGAGGACGAAGCTGATAGAGCCGACGAATGATGCGGCTTTTTTGATACTATCAAGATTCATTTCTTTCTGTTTCTTTTCTTGAAGAACGTCAACTCGTCCCGGAGTTTGTATCTCTTGATCGATTCCCGCGCTGCGCTCAGGTCCTCTCTTGAAATTGAACATGGTTCTCCTTGTTGTTGTAGTGGGCGACCTTTGGATTGGATCTTGTTATGATGGTCTGTCATTTGTCGTTAGGTTCGAGTTGGCGTTGTAGTGATTTGATCTTGTCTTGGAGTACGCCGATGCGGGCGCACATGCGATTGATCATGTTGCGATCGCGGAGAGCTTGGCCGTCGTAGGCTTTGAGCTTGGCCGCGAGAGATTGATAGAGCGGCGAGCGGTGAATCTCGACGAGGCGTTCGCGGCGTAGGTTGCCCGCGCATTGAGTGATATGATGAGGTAGTGCGTGGCCGCAGGTGTCGCAGAGGGCGATGCATCGTGGCGAGCGATAGACTTCTTCGCGCGGTTCTCCTGAACGGACGAGGAAGATAGAGTCGCAGCGGAATCTTACATTAGGTTTGATGTCTTCCTCTGCTGAGAAGTTTTCGTTGGCGTTACAGATAGGACATTTCATAGGCGTGAGATGTTAGAGATGGTGCCGCGAGAGACTCCGAAGCGGAGTCCGATTTCTGTTTGTGATAGGTCTGGATTTTTCTTGATGAATGCTTTGATTGCTTTCTTTTCTTTGGCTGTGAGGAAGTAGTTCTTGCGGGTGCTTGGTGTCTTGCGTTGATACATATTAGGATGCGGGTGTTTCTTCGTTGTCGTCTTCGTCTTCGTCTTCGTCGGTCTCGATCACGCCCGTGGATTCTGAGGCGGCGAGATCTTCGGCCGTGAGTTTGATTGCGGCTTGGCGATCGCGCAAAGCTTTCTCGAGTTCGCCTGCGAGGTCGACATTCGACGAGCCGATTGCGTCGACTGACTTGAGTTTGCGCGCCAGCTTGGGCGCCATGTGGTCGCTGAGGAGTGTGCCTTCTGGGACATAGATCTCCTGCACGGTGTCGGTTAGTGTGGTGATACGGACGCAGCGGCCGAGAGCTTGAGCAAACTCCTCGGCCCAATAGGTCATCGTAGACATCACGCTGCGAGGCCGCGTGTAGTTGTAGCGATGATCTAGCGAGATGCCTGTGCCACCTGATGATAGGGTGTAGATACAGAACTCAGTCGCGCCATTGAGAAAGTTCTGCACGTTCTCATGACGCTCTTGTTGATTCTGATTGTGAAGCTTCATCGTGCGAAGCTTCTCGTTGCGCGCAGCGAACTGATCCTTCGTCATCTCTCGGAAGATGCGCTCGCTGGTGTATTTGATTCCTTTATGGAATGCGCGGAACTCTTCCTTCGAGATGCCGATGTCTTCGGCTTTGGGCTTGCGCGCCTCGTTTGGATTGTCGAGAATCCACATGCCCATCTTCGCGGCGATCTCTGCGGCGCGTGCTTCAGGGAGTAACTCCTCAGGTTTGATCTCTCGATTGCCACCCCAGATGAGAGAGATTTTGTCTTTGGTTAGTCCTTGAGTCTTGAAATAGTCAGACTCACAGAGCTTCATGACGAGCTCTTTGAGGGTCTCGGTGAAGCGAATGGCGATGACTGGCGCATAGCCATTGCGATGGGCGTTGATTGCGTCGGCGACCCACGTGTCTACGGAGGCAAGCTCGGCCGCTCGGGCCATGACCATGAAGGCGACCATGACTTGACCTTGTGGATCTATGGAGCGGCCCGTGCGTTCGAGTGCCTCGAGATAATTCTTCATGGCATTCTTGAGCATGGCCTTGTTCGCCGGGTCTGTGATCTCAAAGAGCTTGACCTTGTTGAGAGCCTTGACCTTTTGAGGATCGCCCGGCGGCTTGACGAAGCGGTCGCCGAGGGCTGCGCTCCAGCGCTCAAGCGCGGCAGCGTTAGCTTGTCGAGGATCGGCGCCGAGTGTGAGTGTGCGCGCGAACTCTGGGAATGTCTCTCTTGTGAGAGGTCGAGCGCCATAAGGAAGACGCATGGCGATAGACATGAACATGGTGTCCCACACAGTCACGGCTGGCGTGGCTGAGGTGAAGACCCATTTGATGCTGGGGAATTGAAGAAAGGCGTCGAGATATTTGGTGCGCTTGCTCTTTTCCTTCTTGATCTCCTGACACTCGTCGAGGATGATAAGCTTCGGAGCCGCTTGTTCTGGGAGATTGAAGCGGATGACTTTGTTCGGTTGCCCGAAGATGTTCACGACTTCCTCGCGGAAGAAGTTCTTGTTCTTCGCGGAGAAGACTTCGTTGTATGACCACACGTCCACGGCGAGGCCAACGGATTCGAGACCCAGTCTTTTGAGAGTATCTCTGAACTCAAGCACCACGCTTTTCTTCGTGATGATTAGGATCGGCGGAAAGAGACCGAGGAAGTTACAGAACTTCGCGGGATCATGCTTCTGTAGCCAGAGCGCAAGGCCGGCGGCGATCCATGATTTGCCTTTGCCGGTGCCGAGAGGAACAAGGCCGCCATTGAGGTTGTGGTTGTAGAGCACGTCGAGCAGGGCGGCGATAGCTTTCTTCTGCTGCGGCTTGAAGTCGAGACCATTAGGAAGCTTGATGTCGATGGTGCTGTAGGTTCTTTTTTCCCGCGATGCAAGTTCTTCAGCGAGACGCAATGCTTCCTTCTGTTGGCGCGCTGGGGCTTGATTGACCCAGCCTTGGAGAAAGCCGAGCAGCGTGGCATAGTCGAGCTTGACGGTTGGAATTGTGGCGAGAGAGAGTTCCTTTTGGAGAAACTCCCAATCAAAAGGCTCGCGGCGATAGAGATCCGTGAGCTTCTTGGCTTGTGCTCGGGCGGTCGTGAGGGCTGTCTGTTGTAGGCGTTCCTCTTTGGAGACAGGTTGCTGTGGAGTTGTCGGAGCTTTAGTAATTCCGACGGGCGTTGAAAAGATATTCATGTTTATAGAAGCTTCGAGATCACTTCCTCGGCGTCTTTGAATCCATATGCTTGAGGCGTGCGGCTGATGAGTGCGATGTATTCAGAGAAGACGATGCTCTCTGCGGTAGGTTTATCGAGTTGTGTGAAGGCTCTGTTGATGTTGTCTCGTTTGTTTAAGAGCGGAGTAAGTTTCTTCTGTACTTTGAGCATCTCATCTTCAAGCTTCTCTCGGAGCTTGACATTCCTCTCCGTCGCCTTTTCGACTTTGATCTTGAGTTTCTGTGTTTCCTTGATATATTTCTTCTGTAGGTTCTTGTTCATTTTGTGTGGTTGTTATGGCTGACATGACCCCTCGAGTGTCAACGATCTGGATGACTTCTTCGATGGGAAAATAGACGTTGATGTTGTTGAAGGCGCCCTTGAGCGCGTCGTTTAGCTGGCGAGATTTATTCAGGTAGACTTCTTCGCCTTGGCTGGTGATTGCGATGGCGACGTCGAAGGCTTTTTGTGTGGTGAAAAGTTTGGCTTTGCTCAGCGCGTCGGCAATCATTTCGATGCGTAGATCCGACGCTTTCTTGCGGATGTAGGATACGTCAGAGGCAAGATGCCCTGCACGTAGGATCCGGCGGCGCTCGTCGCTGAGGCTCCACTCGGTCGCGTCCCAGATGACGGAGTATGACAGTCCGTCTTCGTTGATTGTTTGGATATGGATATACTCACTTCCGCAACGCTCCGATACCCACGAGGCTGTTTCATTTGTAACAACAATAGCATGAGCGAGATTGTTTCCCGGAGTTCTGCGAATGAAGTGACTCCGCTCTTTGTCAACGTGGCAAGAACACGCGGGGAAGAGTAAGCCCCAGAGTTCTTCGCTTTGTAGTTGTGTGGTTTCATTTGGTTGTGACATATGTTTTCCGTAGGTGAGAAGGTTGTATGGAAAGCTCGGCTCTGTATTTGGCGACAGTCCGCCGCGCGATAGAATTTTTCAAGAGGACTACAATATCCTCGTCGCTTAGAGGTCTTGACTTGTCCTCTCGCGAGATGATCTCTGCGATCTGATTTTTCAAAGAGAGGTTTGATTGCATAGTATTTTGTTCATGACTTACGATGGCGCCGGTGAAGAAGAAACGGAGCTCGAATGTGCCTTTTGGGGTGCTGAGATATTTGTTATTGACGGCCCTCGAGACGGTCGTCTCGTGGATCTCACACTCGAGTGCGATCTGCGCCATTGTTAGAGGCTTCAGATCGTGGACGTTGTAGGTTGTGAGGAAAGTTTTTTGGTAGTTGACTATTGCAACGGAGACTTTGTGGAGTGTAGACTGGCGTTGCGTTATGGAGCGGATGAGAAACTTACCCGCTTTGACTTTCTCGCGGATATATTCTCTGTCTTCTGCATTCATGTATTGCAGACGGCTGAGAATATTATTGTTGATCTTGAAGATAGGAAGTCTGTCGCCGGGGATCTCTATGGTGCCGTCTTTGAGGAGAAATATCTCTGCGTCTTTTGGGATATTTTGAGAGACAGAGAACTCTGCGCCGGGGTTGTGATTTAGACTGCGCAGTTCACGATAGAGATTCTCGATGGTCGTGAAGGTTACGTTGTATTTCTTGGCGAGAATTGGAATCTGCCGTCGAGTGAATAAGTCTTCGTCTTCTTGGAGGATCTTATAGGCTAGGCTTGCTGGATCTAACTGCAAACACAGACAATCCGCGAGACCAAGAGCGCCGAGACCGCGTGGTTCGAGAGTGCGGATAAAACGAAGAGCCTCTCTTTGGGAAGGAGAGAGAATGTCTGGATCGTGTAGGAAGTATCCTCTGTGATCGAGGAGAGAAATGACTGAAGTGTCGTGACCCGCGAGAGTTAGCTCTCTCGAAAGATATTCTTCAAGAGTCTCGCCGCGACCGGGATTATTCTCTAAAGGAAATTCTTCTGCGGCGGAAGAAGAAGCGGGCGCTGCTAGAGATGTCCATTGCATGTCCACAGGCGGCTCTGCTTTGTCATTGCGAAAGAGGATTTCTTCCTCTGCCATCTCTCGATCAAGCATCTCGACGCACGGATTGTCTTCTGCAAAACGCGTGGCGAGAGCTTGTAGTTCGCAAAGCGGCGCTTGAAGTATGGCTAGGCTTTGCTGAAGCTGTGGGCTGAGAATCAGACTTTGCGTCTGATTTATTGAAAGAGAAAACTTCATGTTGGCTAGTGGTGGTTGTTAGCCTATGCAAAGGAGCTTCTAGTGTGCCAAGTTTTGGCACGTGTTAAAACCTTGCATCACACGACGCTAACCAAGCAGCAAGACAGTAACGCTGCTTTGGGCTTAATGGCGATGGCCATTTACGAATGCTCTGTAGCTTTGCGGATTTACATGTTGACGTAGCTTTTCTTAGCTCGTCGTCTGTCATGTAAAGATAGTCTTTTGGTTCTGGAAAATCTTCATCAGAATCTCCATAACTTTCCAAATAATAATCTGCCATGTCGCCCATAAAAGACCTCAAAGAAAAAGCCTCTGTGAGATTGCTCCCACAGAGGCTTTGTGATTTCTGATTGTATTGCAGATTACTTCGTGAGGAAGTAAAATTAGACAGTCTTCTTCTTGGCCTCGCGCT